GACTTCATCATCGCATCGGTCAAGGACCCGACAAGCTAACAACTTTAGACTGTCAACGGCGCGTCCTGTGTATAGAATACATGGGACGCGCCGTTTCAGTTTTTACAGAAAAGACGAGGAAAGATGTCCAATTTATGGATTGCGCCAGAAGAACTTGGAGTTTACGCGGAAACAGAGTTCTCGTACGAGGCTGCTAAATCCGCGTCAAATCTTTTATGGGCACTGTCCGGTCGCAAATATAGCGGGCTGACAACTGTGACTGAACGATACATCTGTGCTGGAAGAGTGTACAAATACGGACCGTCAATCTATAACACGCAGGCAGTGCTTGTTGATGGAGACGTAAACAACTTCTTTGGTGATAATCTTAGCTTCTATGAGGGGATGACCGCCGACGGAATCACATCATCGTCGCGCATCCGTCTTCGTGGACGTCCCGTAACAAAAATTCATACGATACGCGATCGTTCAGGCAACATAATCAGTCCAAGTAAGTATTATCTTGTTGATCATTCGACAATTCAAGCGTCTTTGGGCGTTCCGTGGACTCCGTGCAATATTGAAATCACGTATTCATATGGTGTCGAGCCACCTACACTCGGAAAGATGGCTGCAAGGACGCTCGCGATTGAGTTTGCAAAACTATGGTCTGGCGATGTTTGCGACCTACCTCAACGTGTGACTTCAATATCTAGACAGGGTGTATCATATACTCTTCTTGATTCACAGGACTTTGTTGAAGAACTGCGAACTGGACTTTATGCAGTTGACATGTTCCTAAAGTCTGTCAACCCAGACAAGGCTCGAGCAAAGGCGAGGGTGTTTTCGCCAGATGTCCCTCGAGCAAGACGAAACACACCAAAGCAAAATAAACTTCCCACAAGTTCATTTGACATTGTTGTGCCCGCAGGCGGGACAGGTAGCGTTGATCTATTAGTGTCCGCGATCGGCGCAGAATTTTTGACCAACGGAAGCGGATGGTCGCCAGAAATTAGAATATATAACTATCCGCAAACGGTCACAAAGATACTCGCAGATGCGGCAAGTATAACAGATCCGACAACGGCATCTTCGACCGTCGTTAGCAAGAGTCTACAGTCAAATATGGCGACACTTACGACATCGTCAGCTCATGGACTCTATCCTGGCGGCGAAATAACTGTCGCAGGTGTTGACGCGACATTCAATGGGACATACACTATTCATCAAGTCCCCTCATCGACAATCGTGCAGTATCAATTGACTGCAGCAAATGTTGCGTCTACCGTGTCGGGCGGCACGATAACTTCGTCGGTTGAAGATGATCGAATTGAAATAAGTGTTGGGTATTCGGACGCTCTTCAGACTTTAGGAATGATTGATCCAGGCTCGTGGGACCTCTATGGAACGAGAATAAACGGTCTTGGAGAAGAAGAAACAGCCTATGTATGTTCGGGAAATCTAAGAATAGCGCTCGCAACATCAGCTGTCAGCGCGTACACGGCGGTGTAACACGACATGCCTTTGACAGATATTTCAACTGTGTCAACTGATGCTTTAAACATTGTCACGCTGCTCGACAACGTACTTGACGCAGTTGTAAACACGTATGTTTCCTACAATGTTCCGCTCCCGGCACGGCGATACTGGACTCTCGGAATGTCGTCAATCGACTGTGAACAATTGACAATTACGCTGATTCAAGGTTATCTGGGACCGCCAGGTTCACAGCAAAGTCAACCGCAGCGATGCAACATGCCGCGAACGGTGACGATGTTGATCACCGTCGCTCGGCAGATACCAGTTGTTTCGCAGAGCGGACGGGCGCCGCTTGCCGCAACGATCGAGGACGGTTCGAGAATCGGAGCGATTGACGCATGGGTTCTTCTTGAATCAATAAATTTACTTGACCAGTGGGACGTTTCGTCTGGTTTTGGCGTCGGTGTCATAGGTTCCGTCGAGATACCTCCTCCAGACGGAGGATTTCAGCTAGTAACTCTCCAGTTGACGATGGCAGTACCATGACACAGGCGATCGTTTGGAACTATCCGGAACTTGATCGTCTTTTAAAGTCAAGATCTGGCCCTGTCGGCCGTGATCTTGAAAAAAGATCTGCAAAAGTTCTTGCTGCAGCAAAAATTCAAGTAGGCACCAACACCGGTGCTCTTAAAGTTTCAATAAATCAAAATTTCGAACGAAGCGCGATGGGACCGAAAATTTTAATTGGTTCATCGCTATCATACGCTCTTATGCACCATGAAGGAACTAAACCACATGTTATCGTAGCGAAACCTTCACAAGTTCTTAGGTTTAGAAACCGTGCTGGAGTCGCGGTATACGCGCACACAGTAGTGCATAAGGGGACAAAGCCGAACAGATTTCTTACGGATAATCTCAGGCTCGCTGTTCTGTAGATTTCTACGTGAAAAACATCTTTTATGCAGAAATCTTGTATAAAATTAAAGAAGGATGTCAAGACGACAACCATGATTACGGAGAAAATAAGATGACAAAGTTTAAAGACTTCGGTGCGCCTGTAACAACAGAAAATGCGGAAGAAATCATGTTTCGTCTGTATGGCGAAGATTTCTATTGTCGTCCGCAGATTCCAGGAAAGGTGATGCTCGATCTTGCTGGAAGATCTGGAAATGATGACGACACAGCGGCGAGTGCCACCGTTATAACTGACTTCTTTAAGTATGTTCTTGTTCAGGAAAGCTACACTCGTTTTAACACCCTCTGTGAAGACCCAGATCGCATTGTGACAATCGAGCAGCTCATGGACATCATCAGTTGGCTGATGGAGACTTACAGCAACCGCCCTACGCAGCGGCCAGAAGTCTCGCCAGATGGGCAATAGATCTCTGGCCGTACGTCAACGGTAAGGCGTTGACTCACGGTGTTCATCTTGATTCATTAGAAGTGTCTGACATGCTAGATGTCTTTCACTTTTATTTTGAAGAAGACATGCTCGCGGCGAGTTCAAAAGAGCATCTTGAAGTGCGTGATCACGTCCGCAGGACTCTGTATAGAGAATTCTATAACAGGGAGTATCAGTATGCTTCGTCTACTTCGTCGTCGCTTAATGCGTCCATTCTCGATGATGAACTTGATTTTGACGAAGATGCGCCGCCGCGGCCGATTGATGTAGAAGAAGAGTCTAGGGCTTTTGCTGTTCCACCAAAACCGTATGTGCCTCCGACACCGGTCAACGCGAACTCCGCAAAGCCTTTTGGAATGCTAATTGACGCTCCACTAGGGTAACTTTTGTTGGTATAGAATAACTACGACGATCTGCGTGAGGAGGTGTGACATACGATGGCTGTTATTGGAAACGCGTATATTGCAGTTCACGCGATTGTTGATCGTTTTAAAAAAGACGTTGATAATGAACTTTCGTCTACTGTACAGAATTTCCAACGCGCAGGACAGCAGTCTGGTTCGTCTTTTTCACGGGGACTTTCAAAAGGCGACGCTCTACAAAAGTTTAGACAAGAAGCTCTCGCCGCGAACGAAGCCTTTGCTAAGCTAGTAACTACTGGCTATTTTGTTGGTCCAGCCATTAGCGTCGCTATAAGTGGAATTTCTGCGTTAGTTTCCGGTCTTTCAGCGTTGGTGATGCAGGTCGGCGCAGCTGTGCCGGCGTTGATTGTTCTTCCAGGAATTTTTGCCGCGATAGGACAAGCAGCCCTCACCGCAAAATTAGCGTTTAGCGGCGTTGGGGCCGCAATAAAAGGCTTAATGAAGCAAAAAACCGGCGGCGGCGGCGGTGGTGGAGCTGACCAAGCTCGTCAAATCGAAGATGCAGAAAAGAATCTTGCAAGAGTTCTTGAGTCAAACAGAGAGGCTCTCGCAAGAGCGAGTAAAAACCTTGCTGACGCCGAGGATCGGCTGACTGAGGCCCGTAAAACAGCAGCTGAAAGTCTTCAACAGTTAAACTTTGATGCCGAAGACGCGGCTATTTCTGAAAAGAAAGCATCAATTGAACTTGAAAAAGCACGAGAGCGTCTTGCTCGAGTTCAAGATCTTCCACCAAACTCACGCGCGCGACGTGAAGCAGAACTTGCGTACGCTGAGGCAGATCTTAATCTGCGTCGAGCAAAAGATCGAAATTCAGATCTTGCGAAAGAAACTGAAAAAGCAAATAAAGCTGGCGTTGAGGGATCAAGAGAGGTTGTCAACGCAACAGAAGCTGTGCAGGAAGCCACTGACGCTAAGGCGCGGGCAGAGCGTGATGCGCTGCGCGCTGAAGAAGACGCGTTAAAACGGCTCGAGGACGCGAAAAAGAAAGCCGCTGGTGCTGGCGGTGGTGGAGTTGACCCACTTGCTGGACTATCTGAAGAAGCTAAGGCGTTTGTTCGATACATAGTTTCAATACAAGACAAAATTAAAGAACTCAAGGCAGCTGCTGGCAAGGATCTATTCCCTCTTTTAACTGTCGCAATTAAAAATCTGGTTGATAACCTATTTCCACGTCTTATTCCAATTCTGCGTGAAACTGGAAAAGCTTTAGGTGAAGCAGCAGTCAACATTTCAAACGTTGTCACCGAGTCATCAAATCTTGATGAACTTGGGAAGATCGGCGATACAAACACATATGTTATCCGCCGAATGGGGGATGCTGCTGGTAATCTTTATGACGTATTTTTATCGCTTCTCACAGCAGCTGATCCACTAATTAGACGCTTCTCAGATTGGGTCGTCACCCTAACAGATGGGTGGAGAGAAACATTTGAATTTAAGAATTCAACCGGTGAACTTACCAGCATGTTCAACCAAGCCGGTGATGTTGCTGCGCAACTAGGTTCAATTTTTAGAAACTTGTATGAAGCAATCAAAAATATCGGTAAAGCAGCTTCCGGACCTGGAAGTGGCGGTCAACTTTTGCTTGATGCATTCGAGGCTTCAACTCAAAAGTTTGAAGAATTTACAAAAAAACTTGGAGATAGCGGACGACTTCAGCAGTTTTTTATCGATACTGCAAAGAACACTCATGAAATAAGTAAACTTGTTGTCTCGCTTGTTAAAGAGTTCTTGAAACTTGGAGACAATCCAGGGATTGGAAAGACAGCTCAGGGGCTGTCTGCCATGATGCCGACCCTTGGAACAATAATTGACACTCTCACGTCTGGTTCGCCGTATTTAACAAAATTTGCCGATGAGTTTCTTAAATTCATAAAAAACTTTACCGAGACAGCGTCACTGCAGTACTTTTTTGGCACTCTCACCGCTGGTTTAAAGATTATCAACGCTGTATTTGGTAATGAAGTTGTTCAAAGAGTACTTCTCTTTAGCGCTGGTATCATGGGAGTTGTCAAGGCGCTTCGGTTGATGAACAACGCTACAACATTTGTCTTTAACGCATTCTCTGGTTACTTTTTTAAAGCTATCGACATTGTCACAACTTTAAGAGACAAAATCGCGGCAGCTCGACTAGTTTTTGCAAACTTTGGCATCGGCGGAGGAGCGCTCGCCGGAATTGTTGCTGGTGTTGCTGCGTTTATTGCTGTAATCGTCCTGGCGTACAAAAACAGTGAAAATTTTAGAAAAGCAATAAAAGATCTAATTGATGTCGTCTGGGGAAATCTTAAAAAAGCGTTTGAATCTATAAAGCAAACAATAAATGAAGTTCTTAAATCTTTCGGCGGGACAGAGACTGTCGTAAAAAACGTAAAAAATGTTTTTAAATCAATCGGTGACTTTATAGCAAAATACATTGTTCCGATCTTTAAGGTAGCTTTTGTCGGCGCGATCGACATCGTGTCGAGGGCAATAAAGGTTCTCATCAACACCGTCGGCGCCATTGCGAAGGTATTCCAGTCAGTGTGGAAAGTTGTTCAAGGAATCTTTGCGCTTCTGCGTGGAGACGTCAGCGGTGCCGTAAAGCATTTTGGTAAAGCGTTCTCGTCGTTGAAAGACGCGCTTAAGTTTGTGTTTAACGGAATAAAAGACATGCTCGGAAGTTTTGGCATGTCAATTATCCAAGGACTATGGAAAGGTCTTGTTGCTGGCGCGAAATGGATCTACGATTTTTTCACTGGTATCGGTGAATGGATCATCAACGCCGTTAAGTCGATCTTTGGCATCTCTTCACCGTCAACTGTATTTCTTGACTTTGGTAAAAACATTATTCTCGGTTTCCTAAACGGGCTTGTCTCGGTTATGGGAGACATCGCAAGTTTCTTCTTAAGCATTCCATCAAAAATTCTCGGATGGCTTGGGATTCTTGATTCGTCGCTTATTGAAAAAGGTCGAGAGTTACTATCAAATTTCTGGAATGGCATCAAAAACATATTTGATACCGTTTGGAACGCGATCTCATCAGCAATTAGTTTTGCTTGGAACAGTGTCATTAGACCTGTATTTGAATCAATATTGACTGTTTTTAAGACTGTATGGACGGCCATCAGCGCCGTGTTCGGTCCGATATGGGACCTGATCACGTTCCAAATTCGGTTTGCATGGGAATACGTCATTAAGCCAGCGTTCAATGCGATGTTGGCAATTTTTGGTTTTGTTTGGGAAGGAATAAGAAGAGCTTTTAATTTAGTCTGGACAATGATTTCATCATCGATTTCGTTTGTTTGGGACAACGTCATCAAGCCAATCTGGAATGCGATCTACGCGGTGTTTACGGCATCGTGGGAAGATATCGCATCAGTGTTTACCGCAATCTGGGATGGCATCTCGTCGTCAATTTCATTTGTTTGGAATAATGTCATCAAGCCAATCTGGAATGCGATGTCGGAAATATTTAGTTTGGCTTGGTCTGGCATTAAAGCGTACTTCACGACTATATGGGACATCATCACCGGCGCGATAAGTTTCTACTGGAACAACGTTATTCAACCGATCTGGGACGCCATGTCAACGGTGTTCGGTGTTGCTTGGGAAGGTATCAAGGCGTACTTCACGACGGTATGGAACATTATTTCAACATCAGTTTCATTTGTCTGGAACAACGTCATCAAGCCTATATGGGACGCCATGTCCACAGCGTTCGGCGTAGCTTGGACTGGAATCAAGACTGCGTTTGACACCGTTTGGGGCGCGATCTCAACAGCGATTGATTTTGCCTGGAACAATGTCATTAAACCCGTTTGGGACGCGTTATCCAGTACGTTTGAGTCAACGTGGAACACAATAAGTTCTACATTCCACTCTGTGTGGGATCCGATATACAATGCAATAATTGCATTTGGAGAAGCTGTTAAGTCCGTCTTTGACGGAATCGCGTACTTCTTTAACAACGCTTGGGATGGTTTCGGTAGCGCTGCAACTGGAGCTATTAAGATCGTAAAAACTGGTCTTGACAAGTTCTGGAAAGCTATTAAACCTATCTGGGAAGGAATATCAGTAGGATTTTCAGCTGCCTGGAGCGTAATAAAGACTGTATTTAACGTCGCTTGGACAACTATTTCAACAGCAATTTCGTTTGTTTGGAATAATGTCATCAAACCTATCTGGTCAGCGATGTCTACAGTGTTTAGTTTTGCTTGGTCTGGCATTAAAGCGTACTTCACAACGGTGTGGAACATCATCACCGGCGCAATAAGTTTCTACTGGAACAACGTCATCAAGCCGATCTGGGACGCGATGTCGACAGTCTTTGGCCTTGCTTGGTCAGGTATCAAGACATATTTTGAAACCGTATGGAACATTATTTCAACATCAGTTTCATTTGTCTGGAACAACGTCATCAAGCCGATCTGGGACGCGATGTCGACAGTTTTTGGCCTTGCTTGGGAAGGTATCAAGACGTACTTCACAACGGTGTGGAACATCATCACCGGCGCAATAAGTTTCTACTGGAACAACGTCATCAAGCCGATCTGGGACGCCATGTCAACGGTGTTCGGTGTTGCTTGGGAAGGTATCAAACTCTATTTTGAAACCGTCTGGAACATTATTTCCACAGCAATAAGCTTTGTTTGGGATAACATCATCAAGCCGATCTGGGACGCCATGTCAACGGTGTTCGGTGTTGCTTGGGAAGGTATCAAGACATATTTTGAAACCGTCTGGGACATCATCTCAGGAGCAATAAGCTTTGTTTGGGATAACATCATCAAGCCGATCTGGGACGCCATGTCAACGGTGTTCGGTGTTGCTTGGGAAGGTATCAAGACATATTTTGAAACCGTCTGGAACATTATTTCCACAGCAATAAGCTTTGTTTGGGAAAATGTTATCAAGCCTGTATGGGACGGAATGTCAACCGTGTTTAGTACAGCATGGGAAGGTATCCGTACTATATTCGCAACGGTATGGGACGCGATTTCTACAGCAATTAACTTTGTGTGGAACAACGTTATCAAACCAGCATGGACCGGAATTAAGACTGCGTTTGAAACAGCTTGGAATGGAATTAAAACAGTCTTTGATACCGTCTGGGGAGGAATAAGGACCGCGATAAGCAATGTTTATTCGTGGGTTAGCGGAGTATTCACGAACGTTAAGACATTTGTTTCAAATGTGATCGACGGCATAGTCGGATTCTTTACAAATCTTCCTGGAAGAATTTCGTATGTTTTTGGTGAAGGTTTTAAGTGGCTAAAGGACAAGATAACTCAGGCAAAAGACTGGGTTGCAGAAAAAATCAACAATATTGTCGAGTTTGTCCAGAATATTCCAACAAGAATTGGAAGATTTGCCAGTGGACTGTTTGACGGAATAAAGAACGCGGCTAAAGGCGCGTTCAACGGTGTAGCAAGTCTATGGAATAACACCGTCGGAAGACTATCATTTACGGTTCCTTCATGGGTTCCGTTTATCGGTGGATCGAGATTTGATGTCCCAGATATTCCTCTATTAGCAAAAGGTGCTATCGTCGACAAACCGACGCTCGCTATGATCGGAGAAGCGGGCAAAGAGGCTGTGATTCCGCTAACAAGACCTGCAAGAGCTATGGAACTAATGCAGCAATCCGGTCTTGCTGATCTAGTCATGGCGACGCAGAATCTTGCCAGCGTCACAAGTATCAACGCATTTAAGCGTCCGATAGCGGCACTTCAATCAGCGCAACAGCAGCAGCAACAGCAGACGCAGCCGATCATTGTAAATATGACCATCAACGCTTCAAAGGGTATGGACGAGGTTGAGCTCGCGGCGATTGTTTCGCGTCAACTTGCGTTTGAACTCCGACGAGGCGCCGCGTAGGTTAGAATAAAAACAAACGAGACAGGAGGCACGACATGCCCACATATCTAATAAACGGAACAACACCGATACCTGATAACGGTGAAACAAACACGTGGGGTACGACTCTAAACACCGCGATTCAAAACATTGACCAGCGATTTATCTATTCATCGGCAGCAACGAGTTATCAACTCTCTGGAACAATGTTCTTCTATCGCGGTGCTGACGGAACCAGCATCACAACAACAGCAACAAACCCGTACGGTGTTGCGCCAAACTTAACGTTAAATAGAGTCTATCTATTTGACTACTTTCTACGAATTACAAACTCCTCAACCGGTGCGATAACACTCGGATGGGCCGGTACGGCAGCAACACAGTTTCAGGCAAGCGCTCTTGTCACTCTTGAGACAGCTGTTGGATCATCCACCATCTACACCGGTGTGAACGAGTTTAACTCGACGGCAAACAAGGCGATCACCGGAGGAAACACCGCCGCGATTCAAGCGATCTATATCACCGGGATGGTTCTAAAGGGGACAGCTACAGCTAGATTTCCTCTACAGGTTTCTGTGGCGTCTGGAACACTTACGCCAAAAGCTGGAAGTTGGTTTAGATTCACGGATCTTGGACTATCTACAGCTGGAACAGCAAACATTACACACGGCGACGTGGCGTAGTAGAAACGCGAGAACGTCATGGCAACCGTTCGGGCATACGGGCAAGGTACATACGGTGAAGGAGATTTCACTGACCCGTTGCAACAGGGTCGTGAAACAACTGTCGTAAATAAGTCACTAGTTCCTCTTCCACCTCCGGTGTTCTCCGGAATGAAGTTGAAGGAAGACGTTATCATCGGCGACCTTGTCTTAAACAACATCGACTCGAACAACGTCATTTGGGTGTGTACGGAAATTGACGGTTGGTGGGAACACCCTGATCCAGTCATTCCAGACATACCTCGCGGGTGGGGCGATGGATCATACGACGCCTCCGGTCGCTGGGCCGCGCGACAGATCACTCTCTCTGGAGTGATACTTCCTCCAAGTCCAGAGTATCTGTCAGCTGCTAGAGAAACACTTGTCGAGCAACTTGATCTTGTCCGCCGCGGCGTATGGTTAAAGACTTTAGAGTCTCCAACAAGATCGGCGTTTGTGCGTCTCAGTGGAAAACCACAGATTCAGACCGTTAACGCTCGAGGTAGAACAGAATTTTCTGTCGGTTTGCGTGCAGCAGATCCGATAAAGTATTCGTGGAATGATAGTGATCCGGACGGCTACAATGTCGCGACCATTCCGTGTACGGCGAGTTCAGCGTCAATCACCGGGTCAACGACAATACAAAACGTAGGAAACACTCCTGTCACAACGTTCATCGAGATCAATGGACCGCTCGACGCTCCAGCAACAATATATAACTCGACCAACGATGAACTGTTGACGATTGTTGACTCGCTACGTTCATCAGACTCAGAGATTGTCACAAATAAGATATTGACAAGCAATGTTGCGACATTGACAACGGCTTCAACGCACACGATTATTTCTGGCGACGTGATCACCGTGTCGGGTGTTGACGAAGTGTTTGACGGTACATTTGTAGTGTCGACTGTGGCATCAAATACCGTCAGCTACAGTGTTGAGTCGACAGACGTGGCGTCAACAGCGTGCAGCGGGTCAATTGTTAGAAATGCGGATAAGCTAGAGATCAATACGTATAGCAAGGAGGTCGCCTACAACGGTGATACTCTCGGTGCTCGCGTATTTGTTGACACTTTGACTGACTGGATAACTCTAAATCCCGGTGCAAACGTGATTCAGTTCACAGCTGATGCCGGTTCTGGGACATATGTCACGATGCCTGGAGAGACTGGAAGTTTTGTACAGATCAACCGTCAGACAGCCATCGGATACGTCAGTGATCTAGAGTTTGCGGTAAGAGTCACCCTTGACCGAATAAATACTCTAACGTATTTGACTGCGTGGGGCGGTTCAAACGCGTTGTTTTACATAGGTAGTGACAATAAGTTAAACATATCACTAGCGAATACCGCCGCTGCATTGATAGGAAACGCTCCGTCATCTGTCGCTGTGCCTGGACTATCGGCTGGTTCAACAATTTGGCTTCGCGCAAAACTGACAGTGTCCAGCGCGTTGTGCGAGTATTGGTACTCGACGAGTGATACGAACGTCGCTGAAAACGTGACATGGACGTCTGTTGGAGTTTCGCAGACAGGTACCGGCGCAAACACTACAGCCATCGTGAGCGGCGCATCGATAATATATCTTGGTACAAACTCTCCCGGCACCGCTTCATTTTCTGGTAGATTTTATTCTGGTATTGAAACTGTTAACGGTTGCATCACGAACAGATTTTCAGCAGAACAACTTAGCGGAAGTTCGCTTGCCAGCGAAAACGGCATCGGCGTTGTCAACGGTTCATTGAATCTTCCAGGTGCCGTCGGGGCGTACGCTTCAGTACCCGATTCATCAGCACTTGATATTCTCGGTACTGAGGGAACAAAGTTTTTGTCACTAGCCGGACAAGCCGCGTGGGCGTCTGCCCCCTCTGCGTCTAATCTTGAACCGACAGGCGCCGAGTCAACAAAGTTTTTGTATCTTCCAGGTAGAACATCAAACTACGCGTCAATACCTGATTCTTCAGAGTTAGACATCATTGATGATATAGAAATAGTTGCACGAATCGCCTGTGACGACTGGACTCCCGCGGCGACTTCAACAATCGCTGCAAAATGGACAGACAGCGGAAACCAACGAGGATGGGCGCTTGCAGTTAACACAGCTGGAACACTCGCTTTTTCTTATTCAACGAACGGGACAGCGTTCGCGACAACAACTTCTACAGTTGCAACAGGATTTACTGATGGAACAACCCGCTGGATAAAGGTAACATTTAAACGCGATCACGGAGCTGGAAACGCTGTCACATCATTTTTCACCGCCGCTGACTCAGATACAGAACCTTCACTGTGGACTCAACTTGGGACATCGGTGTCTGCCGGAGGAAGTATCGCCAGCATATTTGCAAATACTGCATCTTTAACATTTGGCGTGTATAACGCTGGAGCAACCTCACCTTTTACTGGCGAATTTTACAGGTTTATTCTTCGCAAGGGAATCGGCGGTGTAACGATCTGCGATGTTGATTTCAGCGCGCAGACCGTCGGCGCTACGTCATTTACAACATCGACCGGCCATACAGTGACAGTTACCGGCTCTGCAACAAGAATTGTTGATCATTCAACGTTTCTTCTTTTGCCAGGAGACGCAAACAGTTTCGCGTATGCACCAGATACAGGCGTATCCGGTGTTCTTGACGTCAGTGGAGACTTGACAATAACCGTCCGTGTTGCGATGAACTCATGGACTCCGGCATCAGATCAGATCATTGTCGGAAAGGGAGGTGTTGGCAACCAATACTATCTCGCCTTAACAAACACTGGACTAAAACTTGGAGTGACACTCGCCGGTGGATCTGAGACACCTTCAGTAGCGTGGACAACCGGTAAACCAGCAACAGCTGGAACAATCATGTGGATACGCGCCGTGCGTGTCCAGTCGACAGGTGTTGTGACGTTTTCATACGCTGCAGATTCAGTTATGGAGCCTGCAACGTTTACGACAATCACCACAGCGAGTTCTACGATAGGCGCGATTGTTGATAGCGCAAACCCTCTTGGCATCGGCGCCGGCGTACAAACAGGACCGGTATCGTCGTTGCCGATGTCAGGAAAAATATATAGAGTCATTGTTAAAAATAACACGACAACTGTTTTTGACGCTGACTTTTCGCGCCAGATCGTCGGTTCTTCAACGTTTACAGAATCATCTACAAACGCCGCAACAACAACAATCAACACGGCAAGCGCGAAAATTGACAGAATCAAGACGTTTGAACTTATCTGTCGCGCAGCGGTTGACTCGTACGTGTCTGCTGCCGAGCAAACATTAATTTCAAAGTATGGATCAGCGCCAAACAGAGGATACAGGTTCTATGTCACAGTGGCTGGCAACCTCGCGTTCTCGTGGTCAACAGACGGAACAAACGACAACGCAAGAACCAGTACATCAGTGATTCCGTTCTCGAACGGAGTCGCTGGATGGTTTCGTGTCTTGTTTAAGTCGGACAACGGAGCAAACGGACACGATGTCGAGTTCTATACAGCAGCCGATTCGACAACTGTTCCTTCATCGTGGACGATTCTTGGCACTACAGTAACAACGTCTGGGACAACGACTACGATCACGAGCACACAGACTCTTGACATCGGCTCGAGGACCGGCGGAGCCGCGAACCTTAGAGGAAAAGTTTTTAGAGCTATTGTTAGAAATAGCATCGGCGGATCAAACATACTTGACGCTGATTTTACGACCCAGTCTCCTGGAACATCATCGTTTACGTCAACTACTGGACAGTTGATTACGCTGACGGGCGCCACCGCAAAGATAACTGACGCAACAACGTTTTTCACGATGCCAAGCACTTCAAGTAGTTACGCTAGCGCTCCTCACAACGCGTTAATGAGTATAACTGGAGACATTGAAGTTGTCTGCCGCGTGATGCTGCACGACTACACGACCACAAGCCTGACGCAGACTCTCGTCGCAAAACGAACTGACGCCGTTGCGCAGGAATACAGTCTTGCGATAAACGCGACAGGGCAAGTAGTTTTTACTACAAGAAATGTCGCCAACACGACAAACAACGCAGCAACAATCACACCATCATCGGCGTTTGTGGATAACACGACATACTGGATCAGGGTAACTAGAGCTGCAGCGTCTGGAACCGTAAGTCTATATGTTGCTGCTGATCAGGAAACAGAACCGACAACGTGGGGCACCGCGGTCACGGGGGCAACACCCGCGGAAGGCATATTTTCTGGCACAGCGGTAATTGAAGTCGGAAGTCGAAACCTTGGAGCCAATGATCTTGCTCTTGGTCGAATGTACAGAGTGATCATCCGCAACGGTATCGGCACTGCTGCCCCAGTTATCTTTGACGCTGACTTCAGTCGTCAAGTTCAGTTTTCAACAACATTTACTGACGCCACATCAATCGCATCTACCGTGACGATCAACGGCGCGGCCGGAAGAATTGAGCGTGACAGAAGCTTTGAACTTGTTGTTCGAGCAGCGATGAACGACTGGACGCCCATATCAGCTAGCGCACTTATAGGAAAATGGGCAACGTCAACTCCGCAAAGGTCGTACGCCATTCAACTTAGTGGAACAACAACAACTCTTCTGTTGTCAAATAACGGAACAAACTCGTCTTCCGGAGTTTCTACGACGTCTTTGACAACGTCGTTTGTTGATAAGCAAGCGTACTGGATAAAGATAACATATAACGCTCTAACAAGAATAGCCACGTTCTACAGCGCGACTGATGCGTCAAATATTGAACCGGTGACTTGGACAACAGCCGCTACTGTGTCGCCGGCAGCGACAACTCCAAACACGTTTCTTCCAGGAACAGGACTGTTTGAGATTGGTTCTGTTGTTTCTGGTACCGCGTGGAACGCTGCTGGAAAATTCTATAGAACAATCGTGAGAAATGGGATCGGAGGTTCTAAGGTGCTCGACATCTCGTTTGAGGGACAATTTGACAAGACAACCTCGTTGATAGATTCCGCTGGTCTTGCGGCAGTTACTGTTTTTGGTTCGCAAAGCACGTCAGCAGTGCACTATGGAAATGCAACAATTGCAAACAATGTTCCAAAAGTTGACATATATTATAAGTCAGGATGGATTGGGTAACGACGTGGTGGAGAGACAGATATGTCATCATTTGATCCGGTAGTTCCAGAATACAGGTATTTTACAGTTGACTTGATGTCAAATACCGTTCTCGCTGAGGTACCGTTTACCGGAGTTTCATATGAAAGAGCGCTAAAGAGCGCTGGATCCTTCAGCGGAAGTATTCCAGTTATCGACAAGACTTCAGCGCTTAACTTGTACGATACGACGATGCCTGGACGAACGGCTCTGTATGTTGTAAGAAACAACGTCTGTGTGTGGGGAGGGCTCATCTGGAGTAGATCCTATTCCGCGTCATCAAAAGTCCTGAATGTCAATGGTTCAGAGTTCACCAGCTATCTTCATCACAGAAATATATGGAAAACATACAGTCATGACTTCAGTGCCACTGCGGTGACATCAGGCGGTGCAGGTCTTACACTAGTTACACTTGACTTTGCATCTTTTCCATTTTCCGCAGGCGGTCCGGTAAGAATAGAATTCTACGAAGTCGGGAATTTTCAGTATAACAACTACTATGACATTCTTTCGCCAAGTCTGACAACAACAACATTCACCGTCAGTATTCCTGGACTTCCAGACGGCACGTACACAAACACAACCGTAAAAGTCAGAGTCGATACTTACGAATACTTTAGAGCGCTGCTCGATGAAATGAGCATCGACTTTTCCGGTACATCATTTCCAAATGATGAAATCGAGCCAAGCGCCGGTTACTACTACTCAATCAACAATAAGCAATTGACAAACAATGTTGCAACTCTCGGAACACTTCTTTCTCACGAACTTATTCCCGGACAAACCGTCACCGTAAACAATGTCGATACAACGTTTGACGGCACATATGTTATTCAATCAGTGACAGATAACTCGATCTCGTACGCGTTGACCGCGGCAAACGTATCGAGCACGGCGATTACCGGCGTATCACGCACGGTCAGCAAAAAGCAACTTGTTGAAAATGTTGCAACACTTACAACATCGGTTGATCACGGTTTTTCAGCAGGTCAACGAGTTGAAATCACGAATGTTGACGATGTATCAGCGACTTATGTGATTTTTAACGGTTCGCATGAGATCACGGGCATTCCGACATTTTCTATATCTGCCGTTGCACCAAACACGCCAGCAGGGAGTGTCACGTACACGACGACAACCGCTCACACGTTGATAGTTGGAGACACCGTTACAATTAGCGGGTTAGCTCCGGTCGGGTACAACGGAACATTTACCATTACAGCCGTCACAACAACGTCACCCTACACTTTTACAGTCGTAAACGCGACAACAACAACGGTGACTGACGCTGACGGATCGGCTGTAGCGACAAGAAAATTCACGTATAGTCCAGCTGTTGTTTCGCCAGATATTGATCTAACAACTGTGTCTGGAACAGTGACAAGGTATCCTCTCGCAATCAGCGGGACATTTGGTTCATATCCAGGTTACGCAGACATCGGATTTGAATATTCAACAAATGACTATAGCCAAGTCAAGGTGTCAAACAAGACGTACAGAGGATACGAGCTTCGCTCAATCGGGGAAGAACTTGATGAATATTCAGACGTGATCGACGGATTTGAATACAGGGTTGACTGCGCATTTGATTCTACGCTCGGAGCGTTTACAAGAACATTTGCGATGTTACCTATCAACTTTCCAAATCCTCCAGGGCCGGGAGAAGTCTCGCCGTTAAGCAGATATGGCGCTGACAAATTCGTGTTTGAATATCCCGGCAACGTCAATGAAGTGACAATTGAAGAATCTGCTGAAAATGCTGCAACACGATTTTTTGTTGTCGGAAACATCAGTGACTTGGGCGATGACGCGAGTCAACCCTACGCTGCGGCAACAGCCACAGATCTTCTGCAGTCTGGATGGCCGATCCTTGATCGTGATGAAACAAAGCAGGACGAGGCAGACGAGCAAGTACTGTACGACCAAGCGCTCAGGTACCTTGACGAATTTAGACCTCCAGTATCAGACATAAAGATTTCAATCAATGGATCAATGGCTCCGATCGTTGGAACCTATAAACCCGGAGATTGGTGCGCTGTCATCGTTGACGATGAATTCGTGCGGATGCGTCTCGCAAGTGACCTTGAACCGCGAGACACTATGATCGTCAGAAAGATAGAAAACATCAAGGTGACTGTCCCAGACGGCGTATCTTTCCCGGAAGTTGTTGAAGTATTACTCATTCCAGAGTGGAAGGTAGACGCAATTGGCTAGCAATCTGCGAAGAAGTCAGCGAACGTTTTCTCAAAGATTTCTCACAACGGAAAATAGAGTAAACCAAGTTCGTCGTCGGCCAGCACCGCGAAGGATCGGTTCAAGAGTTATTGTTGGCGAAAATATTTCGCCGAGCGCGGTTGATTTCCCAGAGCTCAGTGTTGCTGTAAACTCGTTTATACAGGCCACAGCAGACGGAAAAAATTCAATTTATCGCCAAGGAACGGCACCTGTCGGCGGAACATACGTTGTTGGCGATCTCTGGTTTGATACAGCAAATGACAATAAACTTTGGCGCTGGGAACTTGTTGCTGGCGTAGGTCAGTGGGTCTCTTTCGGTCTCGGCAACGCTGCAATATCAAATTTAGATGTCGGAAAGTTGACGGCGGGAACAATATCAGTACTTGTGACACTGACTGGTTCACTTGTAGCTGGAACAGGGTCAAGCACACTAACCGTCAATTCAACAGGCATGTATTTCGGATCGTCCAACTACGCGACCGCGCCTTTTCGTGTGTCCGCAGACGGACAGTTATATGTAGGCACTTCACCAAACTGGCTTCGAGTTGACAGCACTGGAAAAGTTTGGACAGGCGGAGCGACATTTACTGACGCAGAATTTCGTGTTGATACTGATGGTTCCGTGCGAATCGGTCCTCGGTTAACATATTCAATAACAGCTGTTTCTCCGAATACTCCAACGTTCAGCGCAACATACACAACGTCAACAACGCACTCGCTCGAGGTGGGTGATGCTGTGACGATTACTGGTATTTCACCTGCGGACTATAACGGAACGTACACCGTCACTGCAGTGACAACAAACACGTTTAGAGTCACAAATATCTCGACGGCGGCGGTGACTACAGCGACTGGTTCTGTAACAACTACCGCACTATTTATAAATAACAGCGGCGGCATCACGATCGGAACCGCTGAAGGAACTGGACAATTTATTGTTTCACCGACAGGTCAGGTAGACATCGGTGGAGATGACGTAACGTCATTTCATATTAGTCCAGAGGGAAATATATGGGCTGGAGCGCAGAGTAATGGGTTTGCGACTGCGCCATTCAAGTTGACAAATGACGGATCCATCGATGTTGGAGGCGATGACTCTACGTCGCTACATATTTCGTCTTTAGGTGATGTTTATGTTGGCACTCCAAAAAACGCAACACCATTTGCTGCGAGCGCTGTCGGATTTAGCACGATCACCGGACTTTCAACAAGTACGATCACGATTTCGACGGGCGCGACTCCTCATGAATATCAGATAGGCGATCGAGTAACTTTGACAGGAGTTACAACTGTCCCGCCGAACGCGTTTACAGTTTCCGATTATACCGTTCTAAGTACACCAACAACGACAACATATACGATACAAAACCCCGCGTATAGAGACATCACTGCTGTTTCTCCGTCAACTCCAGCTGTCGGTAGCGTTCAGTATACAGTGTCGGCACTGACACCGCACCGCTATCGCATCGGACAGGCTGTGACGATCGCTGGTCTTGCACCAGCCGGGTACAACGGAACATTTAGAATTACTCAAATTAATTCAGCAAACACGTTTGTTGTTACCAATGCTACAACAACAGCTGTTACCACACCGACCGGGACAGCGATCGGCAGATCGTTTTTACAGACGATTACCACAGTTGCTCCGTCAACACCCGCGTTTGGTACTGTCAGATACACGACGGATGTGAGTCACGGTTTTATCACGGGACAGTCTGTCACGATTTCTGGAATAACTCCTGCCGGGTACAGCGGCACGTTTACGATCGCGAACGTAGCGTCATCAACTACATTTGATATAGCAAACGCGACAACAGGCGCAGCGACTCTTACTTCAGCTATCGCAGACGGCGGCGCTCTTTACTATGTTGCTGGCACTGGACAGGCTAGACGCATACCACCGTTTAACTTAACGGCAAGCACCGGCGCAGTTAGAGCGTCTATTGTTGTTTCATCCGATAGAGTTGCTGGATCGGCGGCGCATCTCAATTTGAACAATGTTCTTAACCTCACGACAGGTGTAGCTATCGGGCCAAACACTATCTACGGTACCAGTAGCTATTCATCATACGATGAGGCATTCAACTTTAGGTTAAATGCCGCAGAAGGTTTCTTGGGAAGAATAGACACCGCTGATGTTATTTCAATCGGCGCTAACCTTACGCACGGGTTGGGATACTGGTCTAATCTGCCGGTGGTTGTAGAAAATGGTGTATATGGAAATGATTTTACCCGGAGAACATCTACAACTGTTCTTCAGACAGCTACTGGAATTACTGCGGTATGGACTAATGCCACCAACGGGGGACTGTTAGGTAAGCTAAGTTCATCTAGGCGATATAAAGAGAACATCATAGAGATTTCTGATGAAGATCTTGATCCACTTAACCTTTTAAATATTCCTGTAGTGCAGTTTAAATTCCGTGATGGAGTACTACTTGAAAGTGATTCAAGAGTTGGATTAACACTTCCAGGATTTATAGCAGAAGACGTAAATGACGCGTATCCGATTGCAGCTGAAAAAGGTGAAGACGGCGCAATTGAAAGTTGGAATGCGAATTTTATAGTGCCACCCATGTTAAAACTGATTCAAGATCTCTACGCCCGTGTTCAAGCGCTAGAGTCTCGGTAAACCCTGCGACAGCTAAGCGAGTCGCTGGAAAATCAATAAAATAATTTTGTACGGTTTAACACATGTCAAGTTAAGACATATTAGTATTGTAATAGAATTTATAGAAAGATGATTTCGTATGATACAGGTCAAAGACGGTGACAGAACACTACAGTTTAACGGAAAACTTCTTGGAAAATCTTCGTCTTGGCGTCAAGATTCTCTTCGTTGGATTGAATTTGAACTCTACAAAACTGAAAGTGGTTCATATGTTCTGTCCAGGGTCGGAGTTTCCGTTGTGTATCACGGATCAACGTGCCATCTTGTAAAAAGATATAATTTAAGTGAAATACCTGTAACGCAGCTTTCTCGGCCTAAAGAAATGGTGCCTTGCGACATCTGCGCCCCATCATTTTCTGCTGGAGTAATATTTCCGGAAAAAGATAGAAACTGGGCGCAGGTAAGTGATGACCCAAATGCCGTGCTCGAGGCGCTATATAAGTATGATGATAGTGGCGCAAGATATCTAACTCACGTTGCTCAGCGGCTGCTCGCGGACGCGGCCGAGAGCGATAAAGCCATAGAATCTGCGTATAAAGTTGAAGTAATTCCCTAAGTTCTGCCTTCGTATCTAAGAATGGTATACTGATGATGAAACGACGGAGTGATAATGTTTATCGTGATTGAGGGGCCAGACGGTTCTGGGAAATCTTCGCTTGCCGACGCTGTCTGTAAGGAAATTGATAGCGATCCGGTACGGTTTCACAAAGGCAAACCAGAGAGCAACACCAGACGCTGGGTACTAGACGAATACGCGACATCTGTTGAACTTTTTGACTTAAAGAAAGTCGATGTTGTCGCTGATAGATGGCACTGGGGCGAAGTTACCTACGCGCCGATAAAACGTCCGACAACTAATAAAGATGGATTTGGACTTCTTGGTAGATCTGGTTGGCGCTGGGTAGAACTGTTTCTCTCCTCGAGAGGCGTCTCGCAATTTTTTATTGACCAGCCAACAGATGTCATTAAAAGTCGATTGATTTCCCGAGGGGACGATTTTGTCAATATTGATGAACTTGACCAAATCATAAAACTTTATAGTATAGCTCAAAAAAACACGTGTGATCCAGTAACGGTGATACGTCCAGCAGACGGAGCCGAGGGGATCAAACAAGCCGCCAAGAACATAGTTCTTAGGGCAAAGAGAAAAATGCAAGACGTTGAAAAACTGTTTCAGTTTCCAGAATACATCGGAAGTCCTGAGCCAGACGTACTTCTTGTCGGCGATCGAAGAAACAACCCTGGAAAAACAATCCTACCGTTCATGCCAATTGACGGCAATTCAGGCGAGTATCTGATGTCCGCTCTTCCAGAAAAAATATGGAGAACCGTGGGAATCATCAACGCTGGTGACATCTACGGAGAACGACTGTTTTCCTTGTGGGATACGCTTGGAAAACCACCCGTCGTTGCGCTCGGTAGAGAGGCAGAACGGCAAATTTACTTAAACGGAATTCATTTTCCAGAATATGCTGTACTTCCGCATCCTCAGTATGTTCGCAGATTTCACCACCACGATAAGGGACAGTATGGGCTGGCGATAGCTGCATTTTCTAATAGAATAACGGCAGAAATAGAAAGATACAGTCATTGGATACTTCCGTAAGATCTATTGAAATTAAAGATGCAGTCAACGGATATGTTGACCTAGTTAGACACGTACTACTAAACGGAACTCCCGTAGCTCCTAGAGGTCTGCCTACGCTTGAGATTGAAGACGCAGTGATCTACATTGATAATGTTTTTGCTACACTTCCGATAGGTGTCGGCCGCGACGTAGTCACCGGGATTGCTGCTGTTGAATCATGTCAGCTTCTTGCAGGGCTAAGTACTCCGAATCTAGTTGTCGCTGTCGGACCGCAGTTTGAAAAATATGCTGAAGACGACGGAAACTTCTACGGTTCGTATGGAACACGCACGGCAGGTCAGTACGGCGCGGCTATTGAAAAGTTGAAAAACGATAGAGATTCCAGACAAGCTGTTGTCACGATATGGGATCCATCAAAAGACAACAAGCCGCATAAGCGCGATTATCCATGCACTGTGATGCATCAATTCAAGATTCGTAACAACAAGCTAAACATGAGCGTATACATGCGCTCAAATGATGTCTGGCTTGGCTCGGCATACGATTTTTTTCAGTTTACTCGTGTCCAGATCGCAATGGCTAGCGTTCTTGGAATTGAACCAGGAATGTACGCGCACCATGTCGGTTCTCTTCATATCTATGAGACAAATTTTTCAGCAGCTGAAAACTTGAAATACGCGACGATACAGCGAGCAATGCCGACTATTGTCGGAAATTCATGGGATAGTATTGCGTCATCGGCAGCTCGCGTATTAAGTGCCGTTGAATCTCCGCGATCATACGATTTTCTTGAAGAAAACGAAAAATGGTATGCGGACGCGATGATTCAAGCTATCTACAAAAACAAGCACTGAAAGGTCAAGCCGTGGGCGACGATGAAACTTTTGATTTTAAGTCGCCCATGGAAGAAGCGGCGATAAGTATGCATGAGATGTATGTAACGCTTCGTCGTGCTGGCTTTACAAGGCGAGACGCTCTTGAACTTGTAGCAAAAATGCTGATAATGGGACTAAGTGACGCGTCAGACGACGAAGAATATGATATTGACTCGGACATGGATGATGATGACTAATGACAGGCCTTCGTGGGACAAAACTTGGCTCGCCGTTGCTGAGACAATTGCTAAACGCTCGAGGTGTACTAGAGCCCAGTTAGGCGCTGTAGTTGTCTCGTCTGGGCAGCATATCTGTGCAACTGGATACAATGGTCCAGCGGCAGATTGGCCTTTTCAAGGATGGTGCGTTGACTGGTGCGAACGTGCGCAGGGGACGGCACCGCTAGACAATTTGTACGATCAGTGTCCAGCGATTCACGCTGAGGCGAATGCTCTGTTGTATACTGATCGTTCAAGTGTTTTAGGCGGCACGATCTATGTCACAAGTGCGCCTTGTATGCAGTGTGCAAAACTTATTTCAAATTCTGGATTGGCGCGTGTTGTCTGTAAGGTTAGACCTGATGATGTGCATAGACGGCCAGAGCTCGTTTTTAAATATTTGCAAACATGCAATATTGAACTGACAATTATAGAAGGCAACGACGATGACAGCAACGGATCTTTCGAACACTAAACTTCACCTCGTAGATAACGTCAGCAAAGCAGCTGAATTTATTGATTGGTTGAGTCAGCGACGTCCACATAACGCGATCGCGGTTGACACGGAAACAGGAGAACTTCCAGGCAATCCACGTGAACATGCGCTTTCTCCGTGGCATGGCAGGCTACGTCTCGTGCAGATCGGAGACGGCGAGCAAGGTTGGTCAATTCCATGGCAAGAATGGTCTGGAGTTTTCTACGAAGCAATGGACAAGTTTGACGGAAAAATCATTTGCCATAACATTGCATTTGAGGCAAGATGGTTTGATATTCAGTCAAGATGGAAAATTCCGTGGCACCGCGCGCATGACACCATGATTATGGCGCACGTTGTGGATCCTCTTGGATCTGGCGCTCTAAAACGTTTGGCAGCGCTTCATGTCGACAGTAGGGCTGTTGCTTTGCAAGAAACTCTTGATGTTGAACTTGCAAAAAATGGATGGACATGGGGAACTGTCCCTACAAATTTTGAACCGTACTGGGCGTACGGTGCTCTCGACTGCGTTCTTACCACTAAATTGTGGGAAATGTTTTATGATAAGTGCGGTCCGAACGGTCCGTATAGTAAAGCATATGAACTTGAAATGGCTACTCGTCGTATTGTCACAAGAATGGAACTAAACGGCGCTCGTGTAGATCTCGAGTATTCAAAAAAGAAATACGATGAACTGACGCAGTACACTGATTCTGTCCGATCATGGATACGTCAAAAATACGGAAACGTTTCGATAACAAGTAACATTCAGCTTGTAAAACTCTTTGAACAACTTGGTGCTGAGATTACAGAGTTTACTCCTACTGGACAGAAGTCATGCACCAAAGATCAATTGAAAATTCTTTTGCGCGACGGTAATAGTGACGTTAGAACACTTGCCGATGTTGTGCTAAAACAGCGCAAGGCTGACAAGCTTGCAAATACATACTTTAGCAACTTTCTTACTGAATCAATTGATGGAGTCGTTCATCCGTCTGTAAAGACTCTTGGCGCCAGAACTAGTCGTATGTCAATTACTAACCCTGCGCTGCAGACACTGCCAAAGGGTGATTCAACTGTTCGCCGTGCGTTCATTCCAAAGGATGAAGATCATGTGATTATTACGTCTGACCTTGATCAAGTCGAGTTTAGAATGTTTGCTAGTCTTTCACAGGACGCCAACTTGATCTCGCTGTTTAATTTGGCTGACGCTACGGGATCCGATCCTTTCACGGAAATAGGCCGTGAAGTCTACCGCGATCCATCGATGGCAAAGTCAGATAAACGTAGAGGACTGATCAAAAGTATGGTTTATGGGAGACTGTACGGTGCTGGAGTGGCTAAACAAGCGCTAACAGCTGGAGTTCACGAGTCGCAAATGAAACAAGTTTCTGACGCGTTTGACAGTCGTTTTCCTGGTATGGCCCATTTTCAGCGACAAATTGAAGACATCGGAACTAGAAGACTCAGGAATGAAGGTCAAGGATACGTGTTTACTTGGACTGGAAGACGTCTTCCGTGCGACGAAAACAGAACGTATACTCTTGTCAATTACCTAATTCAAGGTGGCGCTGCCGAGGTTTTTAAAGCGAACCTTGTCAAACTTGATCAAGCAGATTTGACAGAGCTTTTGATCGTACCAGTTCACGACGAAATTGTTCTTCAAGCTCCAAGAAAAGACGCAGAAGAAATTATGCGTATCGTAAAAGATTGCATGACAACAAGTGACGGATGGGCTGTCCCGCTTACTGCGGGAATTGACGGTCCGCTAGAGACATGGGGTGACAAGTATTAATGCGTAGAAATAAGTACATTGGAAAAGCTATTGAACTTGCCGCAAAAAGTAAGTGCAGGCATCGTCACGGATGCGTTGTCGTAAAAAATGGGCGCATCATTTCCATGGCAACAAACAAAAAAATTGGAGATCCAAGCATTGCATGGAGAACCTCGCATATTCATGCGGAGTTTGGAGCAATTATCGCCGCTGGAACACAAGCATCTGGGTCGCACGTGTATGTCGCGAGAATCAGCGCTGACGGAACCCCTGTGTCGTCTAAGCCATGTAAAAAGTGCGAAAGTATGCTCGCACGTTCTGGAGTTGCAAAGGTCGTGTGGACATGAACAGAATCATACTTTCCGTAGACCCTGGAAAGAAAAGTGGAATAGCGATATTCAGATTTTGCGGAGATGAACCAGAACTCATGCATTCTGGAGAGTATTTAATGCGTGAATATCACTCTTCAATAATCTCCGCGATAGTTATGGCGCAGAAAACCGATGCCATTTTTGAGGCTGTCTGCGAGAGATTTACAATCAATGCGCAGACGATTAAAAATTCTCAGTCACCGTACAGTCTCGAACAGATCGGTATCTATAGATATCTACTGCTGTCAAACGGGATTGACCCAGAGTCAATCATAATGCAGACGCCTGCAGACGCAAAACGAATGTTTCCAAATGACGCGTTAAAGAAACTCGGATATTGGCATTCCGGCGGGGAGGGTCACGCACTTGATGCGATTCGTCATGGTCTTCTTAGGTTGGCAAAAACTGGATGGACTCCAACGCGTCTTCTGCAGTAAATACTGAGAATTTTTATGTGCGTCTGTCACATTTTGTCTTAGTATATGGTATAGTCATCTTGAACTTAAAGAGGTAGTAGATGTCAGTTGACGTAGAACTTAATGACGAAGGCACCCAAATTAGAATTGATACCGAGTGGCGCTACAAGGAATTATGTAAAAGCATTCCTGGTGCTACATGGTCGGCTTCAGAAAAATCATGGAAAGCACCTCTCTCATGGTCAACCTGTCTAGCTCTGCGTTCAGTGTTTAAAAGTGATCTAAGCATCGGACCAAAGCTATCTGAATGGGCAAGAAATGAGCTTTCTAGAAGAATCAATCCGTGCAATGAACTCCGAGATCTTGAAGACGCGGAGGGAGACGAAAAACTATTTCCGCATCAGCGTGCTGGTGTCAAGTTTTTGTCAACAGCCAGGCGAGCCCTGTTAGCTGATGAACCTGGTCTCGGTAAAACTGCGCAGACAATCCGCGCACTAAAAGAGATCAATGACGGCGGTGAAAGTGTTTTTCCAACACTTATTGTCTGTCCAAATACTCTAAAGAAAAACTGGAAACGAGAGTTTGAAACCTGGTGGCCTGGAGTAAACGTTCAAGTAATCACTGGATCATCAGTAGCTCGAAAAAAGCAGTTTGAAGAAGCAGCAGACGTTTTTGTTGTTAACTGGGAAGCTCTTCGTTCTCACTCAAAGCTTGCTTCATACGGTTCTGTTGCTCTTGCGCGTTGCACCTCCTGCGGAGGTCACGACGACAAAGTCAGTGAAAACCGCTGCGAGGTACACAAGAGGGAGCTCAACAACATTGATTTCAAGGCTGTCGTTGCTGATGAAATACATCGTTCAAAGGAACCAAAAAGCAAGCAAACGAGAGCTTTGTGGGCAGCTACTGGAGACGCGGATATTAGGTTTGCGCTAACTGGTACTCCAATTGCAAATGACGTTCTTGATCTTTGGTCGATTCTTCATTGGATTTCTCCAGAAGACTGGCCGAGCAAGACAAGATGGATTGACAGAATGGTTGACACCATGATGAACGCCTTTGGTGGACTCATGGTCATCGGCGTCAAGCCGCACATGGAGCAGGAATTTTATTCGTCAATAAATCCAAGAATGCGAAGAATGCTGAAAGCCAGAGTTCTTCCATGGCTTCCACCAGTTATCAAAGAACGACGTGACATTGAAATGTCTACAAAGCAGAAAAAAGCCTACGAGCAAATGCGCGATCTCATGATTGCCGAGCTCGAGAACGGCGATGCTTTGACTGCTCCAAGTACACTGACACAAACATTGAGACTTCTGCAATTTGCAAGTTCATTTGCAGAAATTAACGTTGATGAATTTACTGGAGAAGTAGACGTAAGACTTGCAGCTCCGTCATGCAAGGTTGATGCGCTGATGGACGACATCGTCAGCGGCGACTTTGGCGATGACTCTGTCGCTGTCTGCGCCGTGTCACGACAGCTCATCGAACTTTTGTCGTCTGAAATGACCAAAGCAAAGATTCCCCATGGACTCATTACCGGCGCGCAAACAGAGGACGAGCGTCAACGAGCTATTGATGACTTCCAAAGTGGACGTATTAAGTGGATTTTATTTACTGCACAGGCCGGCGGAGTTGGTGTAACGTTGACCGCTGCTAGAAGAATGGTCATGCTGCAGCGTCCATGGTCTCTCGTCGACTATAAGCAGGCTCTAGACAGAGTTCATCGCATCGGCAGCGAAATACACGATTCAATTTTGATCATCGACTACGTCACCGAGAACACCATTGAAGAGCGCGTTATTCAAGTTCTCGACACAAAGGCTGACAACTTTGAGCAAATCGTAAAAGACAAGGCAAAACTCCTAGAATTACTTAAGGACGAGAGGTCAAAGAAGTGACTGTATTTGAGACACCTGTTCAAATATCTTCTAAGCCAATAAAAATCTCCAACAGCGAGATACAGACGTTTAAAGACTGCCGAAGAAAATGGTGGTTAAATTACTATAGAAGACTTCAACCTCTTCAGCAAAATTACACCGGTGCTCTTGCGCTGGGGACGCGGATACACGCGGCCCTCGACGAATACTATTCAAAAGGAACTCCTCTTCTCGAGGCGTACGCTAACTACGTCAATCAAGATAAGCGTGAACTTTTGCTGGCGTTTAGAGAAACAGTTGAACTAGATACTGAAGCTGAACTCGGACGAATCATGCTCGAGGGATATCTTGAATGGGTTGAAGAAAACGGAATTGACGCTGAACTTGAAATGATTTCAACAGAAGAAATCATAAGTATGCCGATGTTTGACGGCGCCGTCGAGCTTCAAGGAAAGCTTGATATGCGCGTCAGACGCAAGGCTGACGGTGTTCGTCTTTTTAGAGATTTTAAAACAGTAGGCGGCTCCTTTACTGAATTCGGAAGTATTGCCCACATGAACGAGCAAATACTTACGTACATGATACTTGAAGCGGCGAACAATCCCGAGGGAGAGCGTTGCGACGGCGGCATCTTCACAATGCTAAAGAAGGTTAAGCGTACAGCAAATGCGCGCCCGCCGTTCTATGACCAAATTGAGGTGCGCCACAACACGTTTGCACTTCGTGGATTTTGGAATAGACTTCACGGCTCAGTTAGAGATATGATGGCTGTCCGTCATGCTCTTGATGAAGGACAGGACTACAATTATGTTGCCTATCCCAGACCGAGCAGAGATTGCAAATGGAAGTGCCAGTTCTTCGCGATATGCCCGCTGTTTGACGACGGAAGTGCCGCTGAACACGCTATAAGCGAGTTGTTTACAAGCGGAGATCCTTATGATTACTATAAGTCTCAAGAGATGAAAGGAAATGAGTAATGGGAGATGTACAAAGATCATTGACGATCATGGTGTACGGTGAATCGAAGGTCGGCAAATCAACGTTTGCTGTTACCGCGCCGTACCCGCGATTGATGCTAGACGTTGAGGGCGGTCATCGGTTTCTTCCGATCAACGTCAAGTATTGGGACCCTCTTCGGGAGGAGCCGCCGGCTGCCGACGGCACATGGGACACTTGCGTTGTAAATGTCGCGCAGTACGACACTGTTCTAAAAGCCTATCAATGGCTTCAGCTTGGACGTCATCAATTCAAGTCACTGATCATTGATTCGGTATCCGAACTACAAGTAAAGTGTGTTGACAATATCGCCGGCAAGAATCAGATGCAAATGCAGCAGTGGGGCGAACTTCTTCGTCACATGGGTGCTCTTCTCCGTGATCTCCGTGATCTCACGATGCATCCGGTGAATCCTCTCGAGGCTGTTGTCCTAACTGCAATGGCACGACAGGGGCAAGACGGCCGCTATCGTCCGTATCTTCAGGGTCAGCTCGCGATTCAAGCGCCGTATTTCTATGACATTCTTGGAGCGCTATCCGTAGAAGAATTTGCTAGCCAGGACCCGACACAGCTACCGTACAAGGCTCGACGCATGTATGTTGAGCGCACTCCGCAGTACGAAGCCGGTGAGCGCGTTCAGGGCCGTCTCGGTAAGATTGTAGAACAACAGGATCTCGGTGTCGAAAACATGCTCGACATCGTTTTTGGACCCCGTACAGCGGTGTCCGAGTCAGCAAACAAGTCAAAGTAACAACACAGAAAGACACAACAAATGAGCACACTAAACTGGGGCGATCTGATCAATGAAGCCGGTGATTCAGGCAGCTACGATCCGCTGCCCGACGGCGACTACGATCTTTCGATCGTTGAAGCAACAGCGAAGCAGACGCAGACAGGCAAGACGATGTTTTCCGTCAAGGCACAGGTTTTGACCGGTGCCTACGCAAAGAGACTCGTCTGGGATAACCTTGTCGTGTCAACTGACAACCCGACGGCGCTCGGTATTTTCTTCAGGAAGATGAACGCTCTGGGTCTCGGCCGTGAGTTCTTTGCGACCAATCCAACCAACGCGGTAATCGAGCAGACTCTTAAGGGACGCCAGTTCCGTGCGCAGGTCGGCAGCCGCGTTTGGCAGGGTCAGAAGAAGAACGAGATCAAGTCGTACTACTCGGTAAACGCTCAGGCTGCGCCTGCGCCTGCGCCTGCGCCTGCGCCTGCGCCTGCGCCTGCGCCTGCGCCTGCGCCTGCGCTCTCCGATACTCCGCCAGAGTCGCCGTTCTGAGACCTAAAGATTTAGTTGTAAAGCAGGTAGGTGGCTATCGCTGCCTACCTGCTTTGCATCAACAACTACACGCATGGAGCACTGATGTCTATTAAAGTTTTGCTAACAGGATACACCGCGCAGCACATAGGATCAACACGCACGCACGTAAAGTACGGCGCCGTAACTGACATGTATGCAGACATACTCCGTCTCGGAGGCTGCGAAGTTGACCACAGACGGGTACTACCAAATGAAGATTTGACTGGATACGATCTCTTGCTTTGCGGTCAGGTCAGTCCAGCTACACTAGGTGCTTCGTACTTGTATGGCGCACTGGATGCAATCGGCCGAGCCAAAAAGTCGAACGTCGGACTCATGTTCTTTCTTGATGATTGGCAGACACACAACATAGTGTCAGGTCTTAAGACTTTTCACAAAGTTCCAACGAGAGTCGTTCGCGATTCTGCCGTCGGATGTAGAAAAAACCACGATTGGGCTACAGCAAATATTGACAGGATCTATCCTGTAATTGATGCGCTCAACACACGTCCGTGGCCGGCAACAATTGTTCCAAAGTTTTCATGGGGAACTGGACTGAGTGTTGTTAAGGGCCTGAATTCGAGAGAGTGGATTTGGGCTGATGTTAGCGCGTTTGCTCAGGACTACAACACAAGTATTCCAGACGATAGCGATAGAGAACGGGCATGGGTTCTTGGAACTCTGTCGGATCAAACAAAATGGCTAGACAAGCTCGGCCTCAACTGGAACGTCCACTACATCGGAACAAAGCGAACCAAAGCTGAAAAAGTTCTAAGTGAAGTAGAACTGTGCGACGTATACGCAAATTCGTGGGGAGTTCTTGCTGCAAAATATCCACACGCTGGGAGTGGTTGGTGGAGAAACAGGTTTATCCACGCTGTACGGACGCGTTCTATTCTGCTTGCGGATCCACTTGAAGTTTCAGAACTAGGCGAGTCGTATCTGAAGAACCCTAGTGAAATTGAATCAATGACTACAAGTCAGCTTCGTGAACTTGCCGACGCGCAGCGGGATGTTTTTTACTCTAAAGAAACTCCAAAAGAGCAGGTCATTGACACTATCATGAACGCCGTCCATCGCGCGATAGCAGAAGCGCGTCAATGAACTCTATGACTCGTAAAGTTCTTGTTACTGGAACTTTTGCAAATCAGTATTCTGAAAAAACTATCAAACGTACAGCTTCATTTACGGATGGTTTAATTCAGATTTTGACTAGACTGAAGTACGAGGTTGTTATTGCTGCACCTACATTTGATTTGACGGAAAAAGATTTAAGTCAGTTTAGTCATATTTTTATCGGGATAGGCGCTCCAACGAGCGTCTCGGCGAACGGTGCATATCATTCGTTGAACTTAGCTGGCGTGTGCAACGGTAGACGCGGGGTTACACTGTTTCTAGATACCCCTGAGCCATGGAAAATTTACGGCGCTCTGAGAGCGATCGAGAAGGATGAAAATGTTTTATTTAAGACTTTTTACTCTAAACGGTTTGGCTATTCAACTGCCAAAGATGACATAAAAGTTAGAAATAACATCTTTCGTGGGATAGAACTTGTGTCAAGTTTAAGTTCTACTAGGATGGTATATCCAACACTTCCGTGGTCGACAAATCAACTTTTTGGAGTTCCTGATGGTATTAGATCTTCATTTATTCCAATACAGATTGATTCAGTGTACATTGACGATCATGTAAATCTTCCGACAGGTAAGCATGATCACTCGTGGATCATTGAGAATTTGTCATCTAAGTGGACAAAAAATACTGTCAATACTTTAAGTGCAAGATTCATTGAAACAAAAGACATGAAAACAAATTCATGTAGAAAAATCATGGATCAACTTACAAGACGTATTGGAATTATTATTGGACCGCACAATGACGGCGTGACATGGTGGTCTCCAAGGTATTCGCAAGCATTAAACTCCGGAACTGTTGTAGTTACTGATTGGAGATTTACCAAATCTCTTGGGGAATCGTGGAACTATCTGGCTGGGGCAGTAGAAGAAATGTCGCCAATTGATCTTTTTGAACTTTCAATTGCTCAAAAACGATCTTATATTGACGTTTTGCATAGTATAGATCAAATAACGGAACATCTAAACACGATTATGGAAGTAAAATGAGCATCCTGTTTAAAGAATGGCTAAACAAGACTAAAGAATTACAACAAAATGTGTACGGAGTTGACTACTCCGTATTTCACAGCGACTCCCCCGATGATATTCGATCTCTTATTGAGTATCTTAGATGGAACATGTTAGCGATTGACGATGAACTGGCTGAAGTGCGTAAGGCGATTTCTTGGAAGCCTTGGCAGCATGACAAACCGTATGCTGATCGCCACGAAATCATAAAGGAATGCGTTGATGTTCTCCATTTTGTTGCCAACATACTGTGCGCAGCAGGTGCAACAGACGCTGAACTTGATCGCGAATACGTATCAAAGATGGAGCTAAATGCTAAGAGACAACGCATAGGCTACAAAGTTTTATCATCAAATACAAAGTGCAAACTATGCAGTAGAGCTCTTGACGACTACGACGTGTCGGTTTGTCGTGAGCAAGAATGTCCTTCGAGGAACTTATGAGCAGTGCGCTATGGTGCAACGCTTCTGATCTTTTAGTAGTAGAGGGCGATGTTCTCCGCGTGAGGCACGACGCGTATAAAACATCCGCAGGTAGAATACACAATGGTCGACTTGTGCGTGTCGTTGATATTGTCAACGGAGATGTCATAGTTTCAAGTATTGACATGAAATTGCCGTATATCGCGGCGGCGCGTCACGCGGCGTATCGGTTAGAGAAGAAAATTGCCGAAATATGAGCACAGAGATGCAGAAAATATTAGATCGGTTTGCTCGTGGATGGCCTGCAGAAATTTCCTGCAGCAGCGGATGGTACGGAATAATCAAAGATCTTGATGCCGAACTTGCTCTTATCGACCCAGAATACCAAATTACACAGATTAAAGAAAAATTTGGAACTCTTAGGTTTTACTTTGAGACAAAGTCACCGCGGTTTATTGAAATGCACGAAATAGTTTACAAATACGAGGAAATTTCTGCTAGAACATGTGAGATTTCTGGACTTCACGGGGTTTTGATGAGTAAAAACGGACACATGAAAACTTTAAATTCAGATGTTGCTGATTCCAGCTACATCATCATCGAGGTAAATCAAGAGAAATGGCGTAAATAGACATGAGAGCAACTGTCAAATTTGAAGCGTCTGGCGCAACATTTAAAGAAGCAATGAATCTTTTGATAAACGAGTGGCGCGTATTTTTAGATGATAAACTTGCTGAGTTTCCAAGAGACGCTGAGATTACTGTTGTTAAAGAGGCAAGTGAAGAACTAGAAAATGATAAAAAGCAGAAAAAGTATCACGTCACATATGTTTCTCGTGCCCAATTTGATGTTGATGATGTAATTAAATGAAGCAAAAACGATCACCAAGAGAACAGATGCTAGTTGACGCTGCAACGATTATTTCTGGTCAACGCGACACTCAATACGGCGGTCCGGAAGATAATTTTGACAGAATCGCTACGCTTTGGTCAGTAATTTTTTCACGTAAGTTTTCTAGAGAAGATGTTGCCATGGCAATGATTGCGGTTAAGTTAGCCAGGTTTGCGTCTGGAGCTGGATTTCAACCTGATACGTGGACTGATATTGCCGGTTATGCAGCGTGCGGATATGAAGTTGGACTGCTCGAAAATACAAACAATTCGGCAACGGAAAATAGATAATCCATGCTACAATTTGTACTATGACTGATCATAGTTTTATAGACTGTAACGGCTTGGCTGGATTTATGAGCCTCGGATTCGTTCAGTCCGGAATGCAGATGAAGCTGCGAACTGGAACTTTAAATTTTGGAAATGCTGTTGCTGAAGTAAACAGACATCTTCTTGGCGACAATTGGTCTGCTGATTTTAGCAATGAACCAAGTGACTGGCCAACGCCGCGCACGGACGCGGTTGTCGGGTGTCCTCCGTGTTCGGGATGGTCTGTATGGTCTGGACCGGCAAACCGCGGACCAGAATCAGCGGCACACGAGCACACGAGGGCGTTCATGAGATACGCCGCTAAAGTTCGTCCTAGAGTTGTTGTCTTTGAGTGCGTCCAGCAGGCGTATACGCAGGGTCGCGAGGTAATGCTTCAATATAGATCAATGCTTGAAGAACTTTCTGATAAAAAATATGATCTATACCACGTAAAGCATAATAATCTTCAAGTCGGTGGATTTTCGTTCCGTCCGCGGTATTTTTGGGTCGCAATTGAGAGTGGTCTACCATTTGGAGTACACGTTGACCCAGTTGATGATCTTCCAAAGATCACAGACATTATTGGAGATCTCGAGGACTTGAGTGTTACTTGGGGCAGCCAAAGATACGGACAGATTGCTCCGTCGAAGTGGGTGCAAAGTCTTAGAAATTCAGACGGACTTATTGACGGACACATGGTAAAAGAAAACATGGAAATGCGTCGTGTTCAAGATATTTTTGACATTCTTGGAAATGACGGATGGAAGCCAAATGTGGGACTCGGCGATGCGTTAAAGGCTGCTGTTGAAAAGAACGGAAATAAATTTCCGCAATCATGGCTGTCACAAGAACAAAAGGTTCGTTCAAGAGACTACTATCTAGGATTTTCAACAGGGTATCGTTGGAACAGAGATTCGCACTGCAACGTAATGACCGGCGGAGCACTTGACCACGTCATTCACCCGACACTTCCACGAAGAATAACTCATCGCGAAGCTGCAAGAATACAAGGTCTTCCTGACAATTGGAAGTTTGAAGAAGTAAAAACATATTCACCTCTAGCAAGTACATGGGGCAAAGCCGTCGCCCTTCAAGCAGCGTCATGGATCGGTAAAGCCGTCGTGTCAGCGTTGGACGGCCAGCCTTTGGGTGATTCTGGCCAAAAAATTGGCGACCGAGAGTACCTTCTTGACACAGATAAGGGATTCAGTCGTCAATTCGTCCAAAAAACATACTACAAGAAAAACTAATCAATGGCTAATATCGCAATCATTGGCACAGGATACGTCGGACTCACTACAGGCGCGTGTTTTGCTAGTCTAGGTCATGATGTGATCTGCGCAGACATTGATCAAGAAAAGATAGATAAACTCAATAGTGGAAAAATTCCAATAGTAGAAGACGGACTTGCCGATCTTGTTGCATCTGGAATTTCAAATGGGAATCTAAAGTTTATTCTCGGTTCTGAAAATGCTGTTAAGTTTTGCGATGTTGCTTTTCTATGCGTGCCTACTCCGCAGAATGACGATGGATCAGCAAACTTAAACTATGTTTTAGATGCGGCAAAGCAGATTTCAAAGTATCTTCCGCCAAATTCAATTGTTGTAAACAAGTCAACAGTTCCAGTTGGTTCAACCGTTCTCGTGTCAAATGCATTGAACAGACCGGACGTTGCTGTTGTTAGTAATCCAGAATTTTTACGTGAAGGTTCAGCAGTATCAGACTTTTTTAACCCTGATCGAGTGGTTGTTGGCTGTGATGACTTTATTGCCGCAGACACTGTTGCGGATCTCTATTCAAAAATATCTCCAAAAAAGATTCTAGTCACTGATCCTCAATCAGCTGAATTGATCAAATACGCATCAAATGCATTTTTAGCTGTAAAACTCAGTTTTATAAATTCAGTAGCTGAAATGTGCGAAAATGCTGGATGCAACATAGATGATGTTTCATTTGGTATGGGTTTGGACGGGCGCATAGGCTCGCAGTTTCTGAAGGCAGGTCCAGGCTGGGGCGGTTCGTGCTTTCCAAAAGATACTCGAGCGCTTTTGCATATGTCTAAAAAACTTGATTGTTCGTTTGATCTTTTGCATAGTGCGATAGAGACAAACAACCACCAGTTTGAGAGAATCGCGCAAAAAATTTTGTCAATGATTGATTCTCGAGTCACTGAAAAGATTGTTGCAGTGTGGGGATTGACGTTTAAAGCTGGAACTGACGACCTTAGAGATTCTCCAGCGTTGTCAATTATTGAGAATCTAGTTCAACGTGGAGTCAAAATAGTAGCGTATGATCCGACGGTACGCAAAAATCATCAAGCAAATCTAGAAAATCTGCAAATTGCAGATACAGCAGTTTCAGCAATAAAGAACGCTCATGTTCTAGCGGTGTTGACAGAATGGCAAGAATTTAGTGACATTGATCCGTCGATCGTAGCTAGTGAAATGTCAGTCCCCGTTGTTTTTGATGCGCGAAATATTCTTGATAAAAATCTTTGGGTAGGTTCAGGAGTTATGTATTCTGCGATTGGACATCAATGACTCATCATCTTGTAGCTGGTGGAAGCGGATTTATAGGATCACATTTGGTTGATCTGTTTCTGTCTCGAGGGGACAGCGTTACAGTTGTAGATAATTTGGTCACTGGCAGATACAGCAATATTTCTCATGCTAAGAAAGATCCAAGATTTAGATTTGTTCAGCACGATATTGTTGATCCGTTGCCGCCAGAAATTGCTGATGACTGGTATGATACGGTGCTCGACCTTGCTAGTCCGGCGTCTCCACTAGATTTTTTAACGTTGCCACTTGAAATTCTTGCCGTTGGATCTATCGGAACAAGAAATCTTTTAGATCTAGCTGCCAAGCAGAACGCAAGATTTTTTCTAGCGTCAACAAGTGAAGTGTACGGTGATCCGCTAGTGCATCCACAATCTGAATCATATTTTGGAAACGTAAGTTCAATTGGCCCGCGAAGTTGCTATGATGAGGCAAAGCGGTTTAGCGAAGCATTGACAATGGCGTATCATCGTGTAAATGAATTGGATATTCGTATTGTTAGAATTTTCAATACATATGGCGAAAGAATGCGACCAGACGACGGGCGCGTCGTCAACACGTTTATATCTCAAGCTCTCAGAAATGAACCGATAACCGTCTTTGGTGACGGGAAGCAGACACGAAGTTTTTGTCATGTCTCTGACGAGGTGCTTGGACTTGCAGCTGTTCTTGACGGAAATATGGCAACGGGTCCCGTCAATGTCGGCAACCCGCAGGAATGTACCGTGCTAGACCTAGCAGAACTTATTGTTGATTTGACAAATTCTAATAGTCAAATAGTGTTCGAAGATCTTCCGCTCGAGCGGGAGGGAGATCCACTGCAGCGATGCCCGGACATTTCGCTGATTCAAGAACTGTACGGATGGAAACCAACTGTCTCTCTTAGCGACGGACTAGAAAGAATGATCAAGTGGTTTCAAGAAACTGAGATATGATATAGTATCTCTAATCTATTGACGGAGCGACAAATGCAATCTTTTCTAGTTTCGACTGAGTCCTTTGACGACACGGCCAGGATTCTTGACAACAAGCGTCTACACAAACAGACGCTCGAGGCTTGGCAGTGCCTGTTGACAATTACCGAGTTAGACCCAGACGGAAATCACCGAACGCCAAAAGGCTGGTCGTCGCACCCTGTTGTCAAAATGTGGCGCGGATACGAGACGCTGTTTGTTGGATATACAATTTCAACATATCTCGAGTGGCGTTGTCGTGGCTATAAATCCACGATGCTTCCAAAAATCTTGAATACATACGACAAAGCTGTAAGTCTCGGACGAATTAGCAGTGACGTAAATATTCCACCCTGGATCAGTGATACAGAATACTTTGATCGACTGTGCTCTACACATCGAACGGCGCTCTTGTGCAAAAATTATTCATGGTATTCGCAGTTTAACTGGCCAGAGGACACCGGAACTGCCCCGGCAACATACGAGTATCTATGGCCACACCAGGACGGTTTAGTTCAATTTTGACACTTTTCTAGCAAAAGTAGTATAAAATACCTTACGCTATGAAGGACTCAAGAATTGGCGAATCACTCTGGTTGGAATGGCTTGGTGATGCTGATTTTTCGATGGTAAGTCAGTTTTCTGCTGTCTACTACACAGAAGACCACGTTGACATTGAAAATGAAATTGTTAAACGAGCGCTTGCCTCGGCTCTTCAGAGAGATGGAATAGCGATAACGCTATCAGAAGGTTTTAAGTTAGTTGAATCAGCGACAGTATCTCATAAGTACGCTGGTTACATAGACGAAGAATTTGAACCTGTCTTTTGCGATGAATTTGGAATGACTGACACCGGAGATACGACCGACGACATCACGCCGATAACGTTGGTGGAGCTCCGGTGGCAGGAATAAGAGACCATTCATGGCAGGAATCCGGACTGTGTTCACAGCCAGAAAACGCTCATATGGCGTCATATTTTTTCTCGAATATTCCAAGAGAAAAATATGATGCTAGAAATCTTTGTTTTTCGTGTCCTGTTAGAGAAAGATGTCTAAAGTACGCGTTGGAAAACAAAGAACTTTGGGGTGTTTGGGGTGGAAAAGACGAAGATGAAATCCGCAGAGCGCTATCAGTAACGTGTGACGGTAAGGAAATACGAAGAAATCGGTTTCCTAATTGCCCTTTCTGTGGCGCTAGACCTTCAAAATTAGAAGTTGTTGTCGCGCCGACACCAGAGGGTGGTCGCTGGTCAACTATGAAACTTGTCAAATGTTCTACATGTGACTTTACATGGAGAAGTAGAACAAGCGCAAATGCTGTAACAGCCTATAAGGCCAGTCGCGCAAAGGCAAAGAAGCAGTGATCTACTGATCCTGACCATCGACGGCATTTTCAATGTCATCGATGTACTGGTTTAGTGCGTCAATTGTTGCTTCTAGTACGGCAATTTTTGCTGTTTTTTCTGCTATTTGTTTGACAAGATTGTTGACAACGGCGTTGATATCTACTTGTACTTGTTGCATTGATCTTTCCATTTATTTGTTGGTTAACTGTACCATCCGTTGCGACCGTCGCGCAACGTGAGAAGTCTATTGATCCATTCATCATATAGATCAGCACAGTGTTCAATTCCGCAGATCGAGATCGCGTGATCTCTCCACCACTGGCCTCGTTCGTGGGTTGGATTTTTTACCAAGTTCACAGCTTGATTAAACATTCTGTAGCGATGCGAGGTTGGCAGAGTTTCTGTGAAGACTCCATAGTCTGGCGCTATCACCGGCACACCCGACATCATTGCTTCCGCGTGAACGCCTTCCCACGGACCTATGTAGAGAGTCGGACAAATAAATACTTCAGCCTCAGCAAAAAGTTTTACTCGATCTTCGCCTGTCACGGCGCCTACGTGTTCAACATCACCTTCTATGATTGTTCCGTCAGTTGCCACTATTTTTGAACGGCTTGCTTGAGCGACACCGCCTCCTGCAAGTACAAGTTTTAGTCCCGCAGAATTTGCTATTTGCGCCGCGACATGCGGTCCTTTTCTGTTGATGAGTCTGCCAACGAAAAGAGCGTATCCTTTTGATGAAGCCGTACGCCATTCATCCGGTGCTACGGCGTTTCCAATGACCGTATCGAATGCTCGTCCGTTTCCGATATTGTACGCACCATACCTGTTGTGCATCCACGCATACGATTCATAGCACGCGAAGGTGTCATAATGTATTCCTTCGTATCCAACTCCAGGTTCAGTCACTGTATGAGTGTTTTTATAGTGGTCAATCAGTTCGTGAGAGATTGACCCGCCGACAAATCCGATAATGTCTGTCGGTCGTAGTCTCTGACTTAGTTCTGTAAAAACGTTTTTGTGAAATAGCTGCCAATAGTCAAGTCTCGAGTCCCATTCGATTACTGGAAGAACATTTGGATCCCATTTTCCAAAGAATCGTTCCTGCTGTTCGCATGACAACGCTGAAACATCAGCCATGTCACCGCCCCAATATACTGTTACGTCGTGTCCTCGTGATCTGAGCATTCTTGCGAGACGTACAGCTTTTGCTGTAAACGCGCAGGATGAAAAATTTACATCGTCAAATTGCGTATGCGGAAGTCCGACAAGATGAATTTGTGCCATGTCAATATTTTACGATGTATTGGCAAATTTTGCTGACATTCTGTTGTATTATCTTTTCATGTCCTGGAATCAAGAACAAGAGTGGGAACGTCAATGGTGGGGAGACTGCACCAACACGTTTGCCGAAGAAACAAAGCAAATCACGTATGCACACCGTATGGGTTTGGTGAACATGTCGGATGGCGCACACTGGCCGTACTACGATCTCAGCCAGAAGTCGATAATTGACATCGGCGGAGGTCCGGCGAGTATGTTATTGAAATGTCATTCTGGAGGTCGTCGCGTTGTTGTTGATCCGTGTCACTATCCTGAATGGGTGAAAGCTCGGTATGACATTGCGGGAATTGAGTACTTCGTTGAAGCCGGTGAACACATTGACCAAGTGGCCGCAATTACTGAAGGCGAACGGTTTGATGAGGCTTGGATTTATAACGTCCTTCAGCACACTTATGATCCGAAGCGAATCATTCACCATGCTCGTACTTTTGCTCGAAAGGTGCGAATTTTTGAGTGGATTGATATTCCGGCTCATCCAGGGCACCCGCAGGAATTGAAGGCAAATCTTTTGGCCGAATGGCTGGGTGGGTTTGGTTTTGTGGAAGATTTCCGTCCACGCCCAGAAAACGGATGTAATTGGATTGCTTTTTGTGGAGCGTTTGACGGCTACTGAAGTGTTACTTTGATGCCCCAGTATGCTCCGGTCAATGTCAAAACTGTGTCTTGAAGTTTGATATTGAATTTCGCACCCGGGTCGCGAAGCGCTACCGAATGTGCTGTTGTAGTGATTGCCGTTGCGGATTCAATTGTCGCAGAAAAAGCAAGTAAAGAAGCATCAAAAATTGATGCTGATGGCGTTGGAACCTGATTGCCGTCAATAACTATTGATCCCGTTGCGCCACTGGAGGCGTAAGATAAAACACGCCCCGTTGCGGTCAAACCGTTATATGAGACACTGGAGTTAATGCTAAGACTTCCAGTTCCTGCAGAATAAACAATTCTGTAGAGCGCCACGGCTACACCGCCGTACTGAGAGCACTGGACCCAACATGAGTCGCATCTTCATGTACGACAGCAAACACGTTGTACACGTCGTCGTACCAAGTGAACGAGTATGTGCCACCGTTTGCTGTTGTGGTTGAACCAATGTATTCAATATGCCCGCCCGGATCAAAGTAGAAGAACCTGACCGTAAGCCCAGCGCCATCGGCATCTACATAACCGGATACGGTCCCGGCAATAGTGCGAACAATTGAATGGTAGGTAAACATCATGCATAGGCTGAACCAGCCTGAACCGCCAGCAATATGAGCACGCCAGCGTCGTGTCTGCTCAAGATCGACACGGTATGGGTCTGGGTCGGACGGCCAGCGGTTGAACAGGAACCTCATCTGAGCGTAGATCGGGAAAAATCCGACTTCTGGGTCCGTTTGGGATACGTCGATGTAGACCTGCTCCCAGCGGGTGCCGCCCTCAATGGCAAGGCGCTCGGCAAGAACTGTGAACCCGGCGGGCGTGAGTGTGCCAGAAGTGGTGGTGATCATCTGTACGCCAAGCGCAGTAAAGAAGTGATCAGCTTCCGGCACCGACGGAGCAATAGCGGTCGTGGTTACAAGATCGGCAGCCGCTCCAGTACCGTTCTGGATAATGTTGTAGTCAATAGTATGGTTATGCGCTCCAACGCCCTGCGTTGCTTTGCCGCTCGTGTAGTTGACAATCCAAAATCCGCACAAGTTCCACCCATAGTCGGCCGTGTCGGTGCGGTACACGTCGAATGTGAGGTCATTCAGCCCACGGGCCAGCGTAAACGCCGTGTCGTTGCGGACCATTGCGCAGTTCGCCCCGCAGAGCACAGCGGCAGCGTCGGTGTAGGCGACGAACGAACCGGTGCCAACCCTCATGTTGAGACCAGTGATCGCACCAGCCTGCTGCCAAAAGCAGTAGAAGGCGATGCGGTTGGTGGTGATGGTGCCCGGTTCTTCGATCCACAGTTGGCGGTCACCCGACTGGTAATCGGTGGCGGTGGTGCCACCCATCGGGGAGGCGAGTTCCATCGGGAGTTGCAGCGAGTTCATGATCGACGTGCTGGTGGACGGGTTGAACTCGTAGGTGACGACCATCCACGCTTGCGGGTGGTTGCAGCGTGTGAGTGTTTGGCTGATGTTGAGCCGCCACGTCTGCGTCGCTGCGGTGGACGGGTAGGTGCCGGTCACGTTCCACACGTACCGGTAGATCCGGTCGGAAGCCAAGACGCTTTCGTACAGGCCGGTGGTGACTGTTGCCGTGCCGAGGGTGAGAACGAGGTTGTGGTCGTTGGTGACACCGGCGTTGGCCGTGTTGCCCTGCAAAACGATGTGAATGTTGCGATATGTCTTCGATGCCTCCGGCAGGTAGGTGTCGAGCGCCGGTACGGTGTCGTAGGTCGTGATCGTGTTGGTGATGACATCGGTCGGTGCGTTCAGCGGGATCATCACCGTCTTGATGTGCGTGGCGCTGGTGTCGTCGTACTCGTAGGTGATGTCCAGCGTCACCGACACGTTCGCAAAGTTCGCGTTGTTCGTGGCGCTGTTGACCTGCACTTGGAAGTCGCACGTCATCGACGTGCCGGTCCAGTTTGTCGTGAAGTGCGACGTGTAGTCGACGGCGAACCACAGCGACATATTCTCGCCCGACGCCGTGAGGGTGTTGGCGTTCGACACCGTCGTGTACGCCGCCGCACCGAGCCGCAGGCCGAAGTTCTTGTTGGTGATCGTGTCGCCGGTCGCCGTGTTGAGGTCGTCGATCGTGATGTGGGCGACGACGCTGCGAAATACTTTCGAGTTCTCAGGCAGGTTGATCGTCAACTGCGTCAGGTTTGTCGTGTTGTTATCCGTGTAGGCGTTCAGCGTCGCAAACGCATACTTGACTGTTTTGAGTCGTGTAGCCATCAGGTGCCCCTTTAGGTGTAGAACACCTGAACGACGAGGTCCGATCCGGCAATGGTCGAACCGATTTGATCAACGTCAATTGTAAGGTAATCGCCTGATGCAAGCGATGTTACGTCTGGGGTTGAAGTTAGATCGCTAAAGCTGGACGCAGTGATAGTTGGCCTGTTGGCTTGTGTCGTAAAGATGGTTGTCCCGTTTTTGTTGACGTCCACAATCAATGATGCACCAGTTGGTGCTGTTCCTACAGAAACCGCCACGTTTGAAATTGTGCGTGTTGCAGTCAGGTAGAAACGTGCTGTACCGGTCCCTACGGTGAGTGTTCCTGGAACAGTGAAAGTTGCTGGGGCTGCTGGGCCCGTTACTCCCGTTACTCCAGTTACGCCTTGCGGTCCGGTAGCTCCAGTTATGCCCTGTGGTCCGGTAGCGCCGGTTATACCTTGTGTCCCTTGCGGGCCTGTTACACCTGTTACACCTTGCACGCCTTGCGGGCCTGTTACTCCGATGTCGCCGGTTCTGATGAAATGAAGATACGCTATCGATGAATCTGCTTGAAGAGGTCCGTTGACATACGTGACTGGTACTGTTCTGTATCCTGTCGAGTCTGTCGCCGATCCGGTCACGTTGAATATATTTTGTTCACCGTTTGTAAAGTTGAAGACTAGCTGTCCTTTAACGGTACTTGTCGAGTCTCCCCACGTTGAGTACCATGTTGTTCTACCGTTTCCAAACGCGTCAACGTTGTCAATGTAGATCTCAGTTACTGATGATATTGATGAATTGTTGTATCTAAAAGTGCCGGTACCTGGATCCGAAGAAGTTGTTGAAGTGCTGAATTGGTATCGCGCCCCGGTGGCTGGACCTGTTACACCTGTAACGCCTGTTACACCAACGTCACCTTGCGGTCCTGTTACACCAGTAACGCCTGTAACGCCTGTAACGCCTGTAACGCCTGTAACGCCTGTAACGCCAGTGACACCTTGCGTCCCGGTTGCACCTGTTACACCTGTTGCACCAGTTACGCCAGCTCCGGTTACGCCCTGCGGTCCTGTTGCACCTGTAACACCAGTAACACCTGTTGCACCTGTTACACCCGTTACACCTGTAACACCCGTTACGCCAGCTCCGGTTACGCCCTGCGGTCCTGTTGCACCGGTCGGTCCAGTTGCGCCTGTCGGGCCAGGAGTTGAAACTAGATTCCAGCTAGTTCCGTCCCACGACCAACTAAGAAGGCCAGAGTTAAACACTTGTCCATTTGTGGGCGAGTTAGGAAAATCAATAGGCATAGCAATTATCCTTCAACACCGTAGTGGGTGGAAATGGCAAGAAGTTCTTCGCTGGTAAGTGAGCGACGAAAAAATGCTGCAGCGTAGAAGTCGCATGTTGGGTTAAACCACCCAGAGTTGGAGGCGTTGCCTCCTAAGGTAAATAATGCGCCGCTTTGGATTCCTTGCATTGATCCAGCGGCGGCGGTTGACGATGATAAAACACCGTTCAAAAAAGTGTTTGATGCCCTTCCTTGTCGCGTCGTTGTTGCTGCGACGCAAACTCGTTTTCCATATAATCCTAAAGTCGCAAAGTTGATTCCTGTCACACTGATACCATTGATGAACGGAACAATTCGTGAATAACCAGTTGTTACATCGTATCCGACACCGATATACCATCGTTGGGTTGCTTCTGACCCACTTGCCTGTCTAAACGCCCATGACATGTAGTCACCGTAAACCGAATTTGAGTACGATTGCCGAACAACGACAAGGGCAGTAATGTCGTCTCCACTGGACACATTGAACAAACCACCGGCACTGTTATTGAGCCATCGAGGGAATGCACCCGTAGCAGTAGCGCCAAAACCAAAACACGGCCTCCCGCCGTTCGCGGTGGTCCTCATCAGGATCGGGTAAGTCAAGGCACCGTTGGCTGAATCGTTGTAGGTGATCGACCACGTTACGCCGTACGCGTCGGTGTATCCAGAGTTTGATGTCTCTGATGCTTTCCAAGAACCGACAACTGCACTGGAAGCATCTAAAAGATCAATTTGCGTCCAGTTTCCAGCAAAAGTTGGACCAAAAGAAAATACTGCGCCGCCCGTTACAGCGCCTGTTGTCGGGGAAGACGCTTCATCGGTAAGCCGGTAAGCAGCGTACGATACAGCAGATGCGGGTGCAGTACATGTAATCGGCTGAGTAGCACGCCCAAAAAGCGCAAGGTAATCTTCACCGGCAGGCTTTCGCCAAGGCATCGGCAATATTGAAGATCGAATAAGATCAGCAGTCGGCCCCGCAGTACCTCGATTTCTCCAGTATCCCGAGTTGTTCTCGTAGTATGCAGCGTCCCACCAGCAGTCAGCTGTTGCCAAAATTTCTGCGCCAAGAGTTGATTCTCGCATTGAACCAGCAGGCCACGAACGGGAAAGCATTCCGCCGTTTGACCCTGTAGGACGCTGCCAAGCCCCCGTACTGCTCGCTCCGCCGGAGGTCACAGTTTCAGAAGGTAGCGGACTTCCCGGCCAACCAGTGGCTGCAAGATTCATCAGAAATCTCCCCCCAACGCAAACACACGGGTTTGTTGAGCAATGGTAGTGGTACACCCTAAACGCGCATTAGCGTCCGGCAAAATCAGGTTTGCGTACGTAGCGAGGTTGCGGTTAAGTCGTACGGTGTTTGAAGCTGACGCTGCCGTCACAGAAATCTGATCTAGAAGATTCCAGGTTGTTCCACCGTCCAACGATAGAAAGATGTTGATCAATGCGGCGACGTTTGCCGAAGCTTGCCCCGTTGTTTGTGTTGCGCACTGTGTATCGATTTCAAGCACGCGGGTCCCGGCAGCTGCTCCAATGATGAGCGTTGTGATCGTTCCGGTTCCGTCTACTGCTGTGTTTGCTGAGGAAAGCGAAGCAACGCCGATGCGAGGTGTACTAATGAATTGCGGTTGAGTAGCCATTAAGGCCCTTTCTGCGGTTTAGATGAAGAACTGATTTAGAACGATTGTGTTTCCGGCTCCTGCTGGGCCTGTTGAGCCTGTTGAGCCAGTTGGGCCAGTTGGGCCTTGGAATGCTGCTCCAACTTCAACCCAAAAGCTGTCGTAGTAAACGTACTGACGAGCGTTGTTTGAATTTAGCCACTGGTCGCCTTCTTGTGGGCTTGATGGGGGCGTGGTTCCCACATATTGGCGTGGTCCGGTTACGCCGGTTGCACCTGTAACACCAGTTACGCCTGTAACGCCAGTGACACCGGCGCCTGTGACGCCTGTAACGCCAGTGACACCTTGCGGCCCGGTTGCACCTGTTACACCTTGTACACCTTGCGGTCCTGTTACGCCTTGTGCGCCTGTTGCACCCGTTACACCCGTTACACCTTGTACACCTTGCGGTCCGGTTGCGCCTGTAACGCCTGTAACGCCTGTAACGCCTG